CAGTACCCATCTTTCAATTCTCCTCTCACAACAAAGATATTTAGGGATATCCTGGAGTCAGATAGTAAATTTGTGTAGAGACTTGATCCACTTGCTGCTGAACACAAGATACAGAGAAACTGTAAGTCATATGGCAAAGAGATGAAATCATTTTCTAATACTGACATGTCAAATGATATTTTCTCAATCAAATTCATCATTGTTGTTTTTTTTGTTTCATAATAAGCAATAGATTCTTGTAGCAACCCTAAAATAGACAGAGATTCTTCTGCTTTCTTTCTCCTTTCCAGTTCTCTCCTTTTTCTGTCCAATGTTTCCTCTCCATATCTGTAAAACTTTAAAGTGTTAAATTTTGAGGTCTCTAGCACCAGATCTGACACACTATTCATCTTTTTCTTTCTAGAAAAATAACCAAAGACACTAACATTTTTTCTTTTAGACACATAATTATTAATGAACATGCAGAGCTGGAACTTTGAATCAAATGGTGAATCTTTTAGACATTGATCCACATCCATATTCAGGAAAGGTAATGATTCCTTATATTTATTTAGATATCTGTCTCTCTTGTCTCCTTGCCATGCTTTGCTCATCACTTTTGAAAGCTTCATTGGAACAGGCAAATAAAAAAGCTGAAGATTGGAACTCCTGTTCTTTTTGTGTCTCTCATTCACATATGGTAAGTAACTCATTAAATAATTATACCTATTTGACTGTTGTCTTATAAAGCTTTCGTATTCTTCATAGGCAGTGAATCTTGATCTCATATAGTCTGTCTTGTCATGTTCTATTCTGTTTTTACAAGAGAATTTTAACAAATTTAACAAACTGGTATTCATTCTCATAGTCTTTTTTGATAAATCCCCTTCTAGCCCAAGCACAGTAGCCACTTTATAAGTGACTGCCACAGAGCTATAAGAAATTCTGTAAGCAGCTGAGCTCAAATAGTTCAATGCTAATCCTTCACTCTTTTCAAAAGATTCTTTTGCTGCTGATGACATACTTTTTTGTATCACCATTGCTAGTTGACCTCTTGCACTCAGTCTTCCAGACAAGATTCCTAAGTATTCAGTTTCTAGAATTTCTCTCCAGTTCGGTAAGAGTCGTTTCACTATAGTTTTTATTCTAGTCCTGAAAGATAGATATCTCAATGAAGCTCCAAAATTGTTGCTCATTTTCATTGAAGGATGCATCATCTCAATGTCATCCTCCCCTCTGCTTAAGTCTCTAAAATAATATGCATCTATTTCTCTAGCTTCTTTTGAACTTCTCAGGAGCAGATAAAATGCAAATGGATAGCCTAGCATTCCTACATTCTTTTCAGAGTCATAAGGAAAGAATCCCAGAGATGGATGAGGACACTTTAATAATTCTTTTTTATAGTCTTCCCATAAAGGGGAGTTCCACATCCCAATAGCTATATAATGCATCTTGGACTGTGTAAGTTGGCCAAATTTTGCTGATGCCAGAGATCCTCCTGACTCTAACACATTTTTTAGCTTATTGTAATGATTCTGGATGCTCTTTTCTATTGAATCAACTTCAGCCAAAGATACTATAACATCTGTCATTTTGGACATGCATCTCCATTCAGAAGGCCTGAAGTATACTTGGTTATATTCCATGATTTTCATTCTGATATCTTTTGAACTCTTTGGGTCACTTTCTTTCAATAGCGACAGTCTCAAAAGTCTTTTATAAAATCTGACATTTTGTTCATGAAAGGACATCATTTCATCCCACTTTTCTTTTGTTGTATTAGCCGACATTATTTTATCTCCAGCTACATCATCAGATGAGACCATGAAAGTATAGGATAAGAATTTTTCCTTTATGTCGCTAAATTCTAAGTTAAATCTTGTATTTAAAACCTCTTGATAAACTCTGTGTATTGACCAGTTAAAAATGCTACTGGTAATGTGCAAGATTCCCTGATGCATACCACCTTGCTCTTGGACAACAGCTTTTCCTTTTTTCATTAGATTCCTATAACACTGATGGCTGGGCCGACCCAAAAAGCACGATTTGACAATGTTTATGTTTTCTCTGACATCTTTAAAGTCTTTATTTTCATAAAATGCATCTAATAATGTGGAAGGAATTTCCACCTCTTTCCTTGTGAATAAATTTAGTATGTGAGCAAAAAGATACGAATCTTCTTTCTTCAAAAAAGCAGACAAAACACAGAAAAAACTCCTCATCTCAAATTGCTGGCACCAGGTTTCCATATCTATGCTATCCTTTGACGACATCATAAATATATCCCTTTTGATCTTGCTATCCTCTTTTAATTGTTCATATAACATTGACCTTCTGAATTCTTGATACCTACTTATTTTTTCTAGATTAAAATCATTGTCCATTAACAAATTCATCTTCAAGTCTTCTATAGTTTCAGCATTGTATCCTTCTGCT